GCGCGGATTTATGATTGCGTAATTCGGCATTAATAGCTGCTATTGTTTGCTTATACTGAGCCTCGCCCTCGATAGCTAGGCGCGTGCTAATAGTGCGCTTTGCCATTGTCCTTCACCTCGCTTTCATTTCACGACTTTTAATGCAGGTTTTCTATAAAGCTTAGTAATTTCGTCCGTAATGAACACCAATAGATCACTGCAATCAATAATGGTTGGAACACGTTTCGCAAATATTTTTTTGAAAGCGTCATCTCCAAGGATTCTATTGAAATATTCTTCATAGACTGCAATTGTCTCATTTCTGGTTTTTTTACCTTCCTGAAACTCTTTTATCGCATTGACGAGTATGGTTTTCTGCTCGTGTAATTCCTCCCCGACAGCAGCATCTATCTCGAACGCGTTTCCTGCGATATCGAGTTTTAATGTTCTATCTCTAAAATCAAACTTGCCCATTATTATTTACCCTCCACTTCTTTGTATTGCTTTTCATGCAAGGTTATCAAATCGAAAAAAGTACCGGGATTCAAACTCAGCGTTTCATCAACCGATAACCCCACCGCTATTCCGTTTTGGATGTAGAGCGACCTTTGGTGTCCCCTTTTTTTTTCTGTCTTGCCAGTATTAAATCAACTTCTTCATCGTTTTCTTGTTGTTCGCGCTCGAACCCGATACTTGCCGCATCCAAACAAGCCTTTTGTAAATCGAGGTACACGAACGGCATTATGAACTCGTCTTTTTTGAACACCGGTACATCATCTATACCGTGTCGCTTACACTGTTTCGCGGCCTGTTCGGTAAGTATTTCGCTTACGCGCAGGATGTTTTTTATTTCCTCGGGCGTATTAATCGACAGTTCAGGCAATATCCCAACCCCGAACTCATCCTGAATCCTGAACAACGCTTCGCCATCGTAAAGGAAATAGTACTCAACCCCATTTATGACAGCGCATGATCCTCTCGCCGCGCCTATCGTAATGACTTTTCTCTTGTTTTCCATGTTTTCACTCTCCTAAAAATGAAAGGGGGCATATAGCCCCCTCTTAATCACCTTTCGTTACCGTGACAGTTGCCACGTTGGACGTTACGCTCTCAAGCCCTTCGCAGCTTACCACGCAGTAGTAGTAATACGGGCCTCCAATCTCCGTCAAAGTAGTTGGAATCGTAAACGTCGCGCTCGTTGCTTCATCTACTGGCGTTCCGCCAGCGGTTGACTTTGTTGTGTTCTCGTACCACTGATAACTCAACGTCTTGCTTCCTGCGCTGGCTACGATTGAAAGCGTTTCTGAGATTTCGCCCTCTGTCACCGTCACGTCCTGCGGTTGTGTCGTGATGGTGATTTCAAGAGCGCCAAGCTTCTCGTCCAGCCACTCAATAGCTCCTTCCCTTGTGTCAAACTCCGCAGTAACACGCCACGGTGTTTCTTTATGCAGCGGGGCCAAAACCGTCCAGTTGATAGCCACGTTCTGGAACGTGATAGACCCGCTTCTCGTCTGCGTGTTTTCAGATGCCAAGGCCGCCTGCGCTTTCGGATAAAAGACCGCCTCGAAGATTTCTTTACCCTTGCGCAGAATGTTCCGAATGTACGACAATGCACCGTAGGGCGGCTCGTCGTCCTGACCGTACTCTATCTCTTTGTTGGTTTCGTTGTACGTCGCGCCATAAATCTCCGCGAGGGTTGCTTTAGGGCAGTCCGTTACCTCCATCGCGATTGCACCCGACGCGAATTTATCCACCTTCTCCTGTAGCACATTACTGCCAAACAGTTCCCCCGAAGCGTTGGTGACCGTTAGGTTTCCCGTGACCAACGGGCCAAGGTCTACCGGCGCTTCGTAAGTCGGCGCGGCTGAGCTGGTTTCTTCCGTCGCGAATTTTGCAAAGCGTGCATATTCGCCGCCAAATCCTGCCATGTTTTATAAAACCTCCTTAAATTTTTGATATTAAAAAAGGGCTTATCGCCCTGTGTCACTGGCTGTCTTGCCAGTCGTGCAATATTTTCGCCGCCGCTTCCTCGGCTTTCCCGGCGGCTTGTTCGTTTGCCGTCTTGATGAACGGTCGTGCTGGCTGGTTCTTTTTGCCGTACTCGTTGATGAACGCTATCTCGGCAATACGGTTACCGTGCTGTGTGCCCTTAAATACGATGTAATGTTCTGCGCCATCGCCGGTTCTTTTGAACCGCCCCTTGGCTATCCCGCTCACAACACCACCCCTATAGTATGGGCCTTGCAGCATTGTGCTCGCTGTCCGCTTTTGGGCTTCCATTACAACATCAGCCTGCGCTTCCATCATTTCCCGTATCACACTGTCCGGTATATTGGCTATGTTCTGCATCGAGATAAGGGTTTCGCCTAGCCCTGTGATTTCAATTTTCGCCATCTGTCGCCTCCGCTGTCTGGAACTCAAACACCCAGTGCTGCCCGTCCTTGTCGCTGGCGTTGGTCATGTAGGGATAGGTAAACCCAGCACCCAGTAGCGCCAACTTGATGTCTTTCCGCAATTTCACGCTATCAAATGTGTGCGGACAGAACAGATGTACTTGTATCAGCGCTCGTTCATGGTTCGGCTGGTTATCCCCGTGGTCGTCCGGTGTCGTGTTGTAATTGAACACAAAATACATCTTGTCCGGCCCGTTGTAGGTGTCCGGGTATACCTTGTAGCCCAGAGCGTCAAGCGCCAGTCTTATACGCGATTCTATGCTCACCTCGCGCTCACCATCCTCTGCACTTTGATCTCCAGCCACATATGCCGGTTCTCCACGTCGTCGATGCTGATAATCTCATACGGCTCCGGGTCGCCAACCTTGGTGATTCGGCACTGAGGTGTGATAAGCGAACTGTACCGCCCCGTCAGCGTAGCCGGTTCGCGCAAATCAAGGTTCATCGACTGATATACCTCTGTGCCGTGGGCGTTCACCCACTTTACGTGATACTTGTTGTCCCGTCCGAACACGTTAAACCATACTCTAACCGGGTATCCGTTTTCGTTCTGCATTTCAGTGAGTTCTTCAACAATGATAGGCGTTCGTAGTTCCCCGGCGTTCGCCCTTTTAGCCATCCGGCTCACCTTCTTCCGGCGTCTCGTCCTCCCCCGCGTTTCGCAGTTCCAGCACAAAAGCGTCTACCATTCTTTGCGCGTTTTCCTGCGCTGCCGCGCTCCACGTCCCCGAAAAGGCCAGTCCTCGGTTGTCATAATAACATGCAGCGAGAGCGCACAAAAACATGTCATATTGGGCATTGTTTTTATAATCGGGAATGCCCGCCACTCTTGCCTTTGATTTTGCAGCGTCTAAACAAAGTTGCGCAATCGCGTCGGGAGTATCGGGCGGCAAGGCCATATACTCCCGAACTTCATTAATCGTTACCATGCCGCCCCTCCTTAGTCCTTATTTCATCGTTATGGCGTTCGTGTAGACCGTTACGCCGTCATAGGTAATGGCGCAACGGAAAGTTACATCCTCGTCCTGACCGTCCTCGGTTGTAAGCGTGGCCGTATTTCCGCTTGCATGGGCTACGCTCTCCCACGATCCGGCGTTATCATACTGCCACTGATAAGTGATATTATTAGTCGGCTTGTTGTCATTGTCCGTGTTGAATACGCCAACGGCCTTCAAGTCCTCACCAGCTAACGCAGCAGGAGTCGCAGATGTAGCAATACCGCCGATGATAGCGATCTTAACGATAGCCAGACGGAACGCGCTCTTCAGTTTAATCTGATGGTCGCCCCAAGCAGTCAAAACGTACTTGAACACGCCCTTATCGACGTCTTTGTCGCTGTCCAGAACAGCCGCAGGCTCATAGTTCTGCTTCGCGTAACTGAAATCGCCAACAATCGGGATAGTCGCTTTGTCATTGAATATTACCGGCACGCCGATAACTTCTTCAGGCTTCGCCGTGAACAAATCCTGTGCGCTGTTGGATAACGCCTTGAGATAGGAATACCAGTCAGCCGCACGCATCACTACTTTTGCGTTAGCCCTAAACATATCGTCAAGGTCGCCAAGAGCCGCCATTATTGCGTCGACGATGTCCGTGCCAGTCACGCCCTTAATTCCGACCATGTAGAAGCTCATGTGCTTGTGGTCATCATCAGCAGACTTCGCAAAGGCACGAAGTTTCTCTTTCCGTGCCAGCGCAGACCGTAGCCCGTTCTCGATGGTCGAAACAAGGTCGGTGTCTGTTCCGTACACCACGGTATCGGCAACCTCTATCTTGACTTTGGTCTTATATCGGCCATAAGTCACCAGATCAGCCGAAGTCTCAATTTCTTTCGCAGTTTCGTCATCTACAACGTCCTCAAGCAAGTCCTCGTCATCAATCGTGAACGTCAGGCGCGGTTCCTCAAGCCCCGCTATCTGCGAAGTCTGCTCTACACCGCGTAGAGAGTTCGTTTCAAACGGCTCAGTGATGAGTTCGCTGGACAGCGTGGACGGCAACAAGTTGGAGCCGCTACCGAGGTCGGCCGAACCGGCAGGGATAGCGCCAAGCACGCTGTACGTTTTCTGCAAGCCGCTATTGTCCTTGAGCGCCATAGCACGATAGAACGCGGCCTTGGCCTTGATTTTGCTGTCATTTTCCGTGTCGCCTGTCAGTGTTTTCTGCTGCGCCGCAAGCGCCGCACGCTGTTGCGCTTCCATCTCGTCGTGCTGCCCCTTGAGCAAGTCACGCCTTTTTACCAGCTCGTCCCTGTGCGCGGTTTTTGCGTTAATGTCTTCCATCGGAGTGTTGGGGTCTGCGGCTTTCTCCGCGATCCAGTCCGCATCGGCCTTGATAGCCGCATCAAGAGTAGCTATTTTTTCCTTGAGTTCAAAAAGTGTCATATTGTTTTACCTCCATAAATTTTTGGTTTTCGACGAGTATCTTCGCCCTTTCTAATCGCTCGGCTTCACCAGCCAAAGCGAGTTGGATTTTTCTCCCGATTTCTTTTAGGTCGTCGGGATTGACCTTGCCGATATCTGCGGCCTTGAAAACCTCTACGGCCTCATCAAGGTTCTCTAAGCCTTTCGTGACGCCGGCTTTTCTTTGGGCGGGAACGGCGACGAACGAAAACTCGTATGCGTCTTTCGGGTCGCCAAGCTCCCCAAAACACAGCTTCCCGTCGTATTTCTCGCCCCTGATGTGCCCGTCTTCGCATTGGTACTGCCATGTGCGCCAGTCGAGTTTTTGGTCTTTACCGCATATCGAGCATGTGCATTTTCCCATATTGCATCCAACGGACACTTCTTTCACAATGCCGCCCTCAATCGCTTCAATCAGCGGTTGGTTGGCTTCATTGCGTATCATATAAGCGCTTCCGCGTAAAACGATTAATGGTTCCCCGAGCGTGTTTTTCTGGCTCGTTTGTTCAACCTCGCACCGATACAGACGCGCTACCTGTTTTTCAGCAGACCAGTTGTGGTCTAAAATGCCGCTTTTTCCTACAAAAAGCTGTGCAAGTTTCTCAAGACTGGCCTCGGTGAAACGTTCTAGGTCGCGGTCTACGTCGTTATCGCAAAGATGAACAGGGAAACAAAAAACGCCTTCCGGTGTCAGCTCTTTATGTGCATATTGGTTTATGAGGGCTATGTCTTCCTCCGGGTTAATTGGCGTTCCACTGAGCGTTTTTAGTTTTTCAATTCTGTCCATTTAGTCTCCTCCTTCGTCTGCAACGGATGCCGATACAGCAACTATGTTATCTTCGACAGTCACTCTTATCTTGCCGTCCTTGTCCAATTCGACAAGTTCGCCATCAATAGTAAGTGTCACATGATATCCGTCGCCATCTTCAGTCTCCGCCGTAAATTCGATCACATCCCCAACATGTATTGTGTCGCTATCTATAACCGCCTCAGCCTCTGACAAATCAGTCAACATTCCAGCAAGCCGTACCTTTGCGGCGGTCAATGTCGTATTGTCTCCCTCTGTCAATGTTAAAGTTTTAGGATCGAGCGCGACAGCCTCAGTTTCAATGTTCGTATCACCGCTAATTTTCAAAGACATGTTCGACTCAAGCCGTCCGTAGTTTACACCGTTGATTGTCACCATTGCATAATCACCGGCTTCTTCCGCAGCCGGAGTAATTAGGATAATGTCACCGCAGAACACCGTAGCGCCACTCGCCATATCCACAGATGCTCCAAGGTCTAGCGTCTGTCCGTGTAGCCTTGTCAGCTTCACCGAAAGGGTTGTATCCTCACCAGCGTTAAACGTGAGGACGTGCGGTATCATTCCGGCAATGTCGCACACGTTACTTGCGATTCCCATTCCGTCCGAACCGAAATCAATCTCCACATCACCCGCGCTTCTGGCCTTGACGTAAAATCTAGGCTTCGAGCTGTAAGGTATGGTCAGATTAAACAGTTGCCATCCATACGCCGGAATTACAGCCGATTTGCTCGTGTCGAACGTGCCTTCGCAGAACTCAATTGCACCAGCGGTCATATTCTTGACGAGAATCGAACGATAATAGAACTCGTCAAATTCGAACAGTGTTGCCACACCCGCTTCAAGCGTTTGTCTATTCGCTATCATTGTTCGCTCCTTTCCTCAATGGCTTTGATAATTTCGTCCTTTTTTAGCCCTTTAACGTCGATTCCTTTCTCATTAGCAAGCTCTCTAAGCTCAGCAACCTTCAGCTCAGATAAGTCCTTGGGCGAGTCGTTGGTCGGTATCTTTGCGAGAAGGTTCTCCGGCGCGAACTCGCCCTTGTAGCCGTATTCGGCTTTGTACTTGTTCGCTGTTGCCCATGCCAGAAAATCACGCGCTAACCTCCACTCCTGCGCTAAAATCCCTTTGTTGTGCGCTTCAAGCCATATTTGATATAAACTCGGCATTATACATTCGCTCCTTCGTATGGTTTTTTATCAGGATTTTTTATCAGATAATCAAGAGGAACAAGGTCACGCGATACCAGCAACTTGTTCCCGTTCGGGTCTTTGTCCCTGCCATAATCAGCCCTTGCTTCATTCGGCGTTTCCCATCCGCCGCGAATAGCTTTTTGATGAACTTCCGCCCTTGTCCCGGCATCAGCCCGCAAAATCGCGTTCATGTCGATTTCAAAGTGATAACCCCTTCGGCGTTCTTCTTTTGTCAATAGTTTCCGGTTTAATTCCTGTTCATAGGCCGTCACAATCGGTAACATAGTAAGCATCAGAAATTCAAGCATCTGCTGTTCTTGCGATGCGAAAGAAGTATCGGAATAATCGCCCAGCAAATGCGGCGGGATGTTATACACCATCGCAACCTTTGAACGTGATATTTTCTCGACTTCAAACAGCTTGTTGTCAACAGGTGATAGGTTCAATGCTTTTGCCGTCACGCCGCTTTCTAACAACAGGATATTGCCGCCCGATTCTTTGTATGTGCTCATCAAGGTTTTAATTGTTTCTTCGCGCTGCGCTTCGCCTAAGTTTGCGGGTGCTTCAGCAACAATCTGCGCGTTTATGCCCTTTTGTAGCTGTGACACGCTAAATTCTTGGATTTCGTGGTTGTATCTCAGCGTGTCTAATAACACGGATACCGGGTTTACACCTTTGATACCGTTCGACGACGCAAACGGGATATGGATAATGTAAAACCCGTGGATGTAATACTCAGGCCCTTCATCCGGTCTTATCCTGTACCACAGCTCCCGCGATTCTTTTTCAAGCACCGGCTCGACTCTCAACGGGTCAAGAATATCCAATCTCGCCAGTGTTCCGTCTGGGTCGTACATTTTAAGCGCATAAGCGTTACCTTCCGTACAGCAACACGCCTCCATTGTCTTGAAAAACTGGCAAGCTGTCATGTTCGGGTTCGGTTCGATGTTCACCATGTCGTTCCGTGCGTCGTTTTTAACCTGCGTCGTTCCCCGGTAAAGCTGAACAGGCATTGAAGAAAAAGCGTTTGCCCTGCGCGTGACCGCCGAAAATATAATTTCGCTGTTTTGCATGGTGTAATCGCTTCTCAAGAAACGCGGGAAAAACGGCGTTGTTCTTAGCGTCCGCGAAGTTGCCGCTTTTTCTGTTTCTTTTTTCCCTTTGCGGAATATATCAAAAAATTTCAATCTATCACCCCTCCAGCTTTATGATTGTTGCGACCTTTTTATCTGCTGGTATTGCTGTTTGGTTCTTGCGCATGTATTCTGTATGCGCGTTCAAATGCGCGGCGAAACCGTCTATTTTCCGATGTTTGTTTTGTTTCGTTGGTAAATACGTGGCGTTCGGGCCGCGTTTGGTTAGCTTCACGTTGCCTAGATACCAGTTATACATTCGGTTATTGTTGTGGATTATCTTCCCGTCTAAAAAGCGCTCTTTCAGGTTGTCCATTGGTGCGGTTAACGTTAATTCGCCTTGCCGCACTACGTTCAGCACAAATCCGTTGCTTTGCATCAGTTGCACCAAGTCAAACGCTTTTGCCGGGTCATATCCTATGCTGTCTATCTTGTATATCTCCCGCATTTCCTTGAACCAATTAAAAACAAGCATGTGGTCAACATACTCGCCGTTCACGATGGTCAACAACCCTTCGCGTTGCAGGTTTGTCCAGTCTAATTTCTCGCGGTTGCTCTCAACCTTTTTCCCCGGTACCCACGAATGCGATAACACAAAAAACTCGTTGTCCGGCAACGGGAACACCAAACACGCTGACGTGAAGTCCTCCGTTTCCGACATGTCAAAACCGCCGTAGCATTTTTGCCCTTTCAGTTTTTCAAGCGGTATAACCTTATCGTTTTTCTTGATGGTCTGCACGTCAAGGAATGACAGCTCGTCCACCATCGTGAACACGTTCAGTTGCTTGTTTATAAAATTTGAACGTTCGGCGGGAATAGGCTTGCACCGTTCCCATTCGTCTATCAGCGTGTCAATGTCCAACAGCACACCTAAACTCGGATTTGCTTTACCCCAGCATGATACATCGTTCGGATCGTCTTTTTCGTCGATCTCGTCAATATACACAAACACCCTATCAGACGCGCGTTTCGATATAGCGTCTGAACCGTCAAGAATGTTGCTGCCTAAAACGTAGTAGTCCATCAGCGGCCCGTCGATCACCGTTCCTAAAGTCGATATATATAAAATAAGCGGCTGTTTCCGCTTTTTCGTTTTGGCTTTTATAACGTTTATCAGCTTGTAATCTCGGTACTCCTGTATCTCGTCGAATATTCCAAGGTGCACGTTGCGCCCATCTAAATTCTTTGAATCGCTGGCCAACGGCTGGATTTTACATTTTAGCGGGTCGAAGTATATCCCGTCTCGCGTTGTTCGTAGGCTTCGGGATAGTGCGCCGCTTGCTTCCACCTGTGCCCTGCACTCATCGTATATTATCCTCGCTTGTTCCCGTGAGTTTGCCAAGCAGTAAACTTCCGCGCCGCGTTCGCCGTCCACAGTCAACATATACACGGCATTGCCAACAACCATTGTTGATTTTCCGTTGCCGGACGCTACCAGTATCAGCCCTTCGCGAAAACGCCTGTATCCTGTTTTTTTATCAACCCATCCGTAAAGGTTTGATTCTACAAAACATTGCCACGGTTGCAATGTCATTTTGTCATAGTCGCCTTTTGTCGGAACTAAGAACCGTTCCATAAATTCAATCGGACGGCAGGCTTTTTTAATATCGAATCTCCACGGGTAATCTCTTTGTCCCGATTTTTCCAAATCGTCAAGAAATCTCTTACAAGCCTGTTTTCGCTTCTTGCCCGATACGATTTTACCCGCCAGTACATCTTCCGCAAAGCGATAGGCTTT